AAAGATGCTGAAGATAGATTTAAGTTAGTATTTGATATTTCTACCAGGAATAAGATAAGTGACAGGCTTAACATTTCTAATGCAGTAATTCAACAAGCTCTTGGAGGTTTGAGAAAAAAGAACGTTATTAAAGGTATAACGTTAAGAGAAACTTTTGCAGTTGAACCAGAAGACGGTGTGTTTAATTTACATTTTAAATTTGTAGTTAAAGATAATCTAGCGTTTAAAGAAAAGATAATAGACAAAAAGATTAAAGCAATTTAAATGGTATCTAGAGTAATTGGTATCTATAAAAGAAACTTAGATAAGTTACTAAAAGATCTAATTATTTATGAAGGAGTTATAAAAGGATGGAAAGAGAAGCACCCAGAATACCACATAGATTTACTTATAGAGATTGGAAAAGGTGAGCTTTATACGTTATCAATAAGATGCAAAAAATCGTAGAGACAATAATAAAGGAAGCAGCAGAGAAATATAATTTACCTGAAGAAGTGATTATAGCAATATTTGAATCACCTTACAAATGTGCTAGATATAACATAGCAAAAATTGACAAAGATGATTTGGGAAGCTTTGTTAATATTAGATTTAAGAAGCTAGGGTTACTTTACGCAGACCATGCAAAAATTAAAGCTATAGAAAATGCAAGAATTACTAGAAGTGATAAGGATAACAATCTCACAAGAGACGGGAATAGTAGAAAAGACTCATAAAGCAATTGAATGGAGAGATGTAGTTGGACTAGAAGAAGCTGACGCAGCGACATTAGCTGAAACAGAAGAAAGAGAGCTAGTTTTAATAAGCTTAACATATGCAGATATTTTAGTTGTAGATGATTATTTCAAGTTATTGAAAAAGTGGAAGAAATATAAGGAAAATAGCAAAAATGATTTAAATAACTTTGGTAAGTTAAACTAAAAAGCAATGGAGATAAGCAAAGAAGAGTACAAAAAACTTTCTTTAAGAGATAAGCTAGAGTATTACTCAGTTACTACTAGGAGATGTAAGACTGAAGGTTGTTTGAAAGAAGGAGTAAAAGTTAAAGATAACAGTGAGGAGGGACCTTTTGATTTTATCCATGCAATGGAGATGACAGAGAACGGACCTATTTCTAAAAACTTGCCTATTAAGCATGTGTGCACTACATGTATGGTTAAGATGGAAGTTGTAGAAGAAAAACATTTTAAAAAGATAGAGGGTAAATTTAGATTTAGTTCTCCTAAAGCAAAAGGAGATAGAGGGAAGAATTATTACAGAGATTTTTCCAAGAATTACAAAGCAGATCCCAATGCAGGGCAAGGATCTACAACGCTAAGTAAAGAAGATGTAAAGAATTTTGAGAAACGTTTAAATAAGAAGTGAGATGGACATTAAACCAACTAGAAACAACATTATTGTTGAGAATCCTGTTAAGCCACTTAACAGTTCGCTAATAGTAACAGAAGAAGCAAAGCAAAAGTACGCGCAAGAGCAGCTTAAGAATACAGAAAAAGCTAAAGTAATTGCTGTAGGACCTGGATGTGTAGAAGTAAAGACAGGAGATACTGTTAAAGTTAAGTCTTCAAGGTTCTTATCTTCAGAACCATTAGAAGATGGGAAGTATTTATTGTTTACAGAAGGAGATGTTATAGCAATATATTAAAGGAGAATGAGTACATTATTAGGAACACTTGATACAGAGCTTAACTTTTGGGAAGCTAATCCTAATTTTAAATCTATAGCCTTGTTTAGACGGTTCATGTTGAATGATAAGTCTAAGAAAAAAGACAAAAGCTCACGGATAATGTGGGCTATTGCTCTTTGTTATGACAAAAACATAGAGAATACTTGGAAGAACATGCCCATAGAAGAGAAGAAGCCTCTTTTATCTGCAGATATAATTAAAGATGAGGAGTTTAATTGGGATGACGTTGCTGATTTGGAGTTTTGTTATCAAGATAGGGTGATGAGTTTACCTGAAAAAGATCTTTTATTGTTTGAGGAGAAGCTTCATAAGCGTCAAAGGTTTATGGACAACACAGAATACAGTTGGGATAGTGTAGATGAGCAGGGTAAAAAGATTTTAGGTACAGCTAAACAGTTAGATGATATGATGGCTAACACTAAAAAGCTATATGATCAGTTAAAACAGTTACAAGCTGAGTTTATAAAACTAGAAGAAGAGGGTCATGTTAGAGGCGGGCGTACAGAAAGCGCGTCAGAGCAAGGATTGATTTAGAATGGGATTTATAAGGATAAATAACAGAAATAATTTTCTAATAGGGCAGTTACCAGAGCTACATCCTAAGTCTAAAAGCTATACTCTGTTTTGGAGAGAGGAGAAGAGGAGATGTATAGAAGGCTTTTGGGGTGTAGACGCTGGTGACATTAATGTAGATGTAAAGAACAGGTCAGCTGAAGAACACAAAAGTAGAGGAAGTTGGAGATGGATGCCGCCTAATCTTTATTTCTATGTAAACTATGGAATTATTCTACATAATCCACCTGATGCTCCTAAAACTGCACCAAAAAAGAAAATGAGGCCGCTTTTAAGAGATTTTGAGTGGGAATTCTTTTACAATTACATGGAATGTAGAGGGTTTTCAGGCTTCAGAGATGACGATGAGTACTGTTGTTTAAGAGATTTAGAAGAATACAACAACAAAAAACTAGACAAAGAAGATTTAGATAGCATTGCATTTAAAAAAGACGGTACTTTAAAAAAGTACATGCCTTGTAGAGAGTACATTAGACAAATTTGGCATAAACCTATGGGTTTACCTGACTACAACAATGAAGCTAAGAACCTTTTTTTGCTAGGAGCCAGAGGTGGCGGTAAATCATACCTAAATGCTGTAGGAGTTATAGAACATGAGATAGTATTTGACGGAGCAAGGTACTATACAGAAGACTCTATTAAAAATCCATCTACAGTTGAAGTATTTGTAGGAGCTGCAATGGCTTCTAAATCAGGTGATATTCTTAAAAAGACTAAAACTGCTATGGTTAACATGCCTGGTAGTTGGGGAAAAGGTTCTAGTTATGTACCTGCACCTTTTTACAAAGAAATGGCAGGAACTCTTAAGTCAAATAACATAGAAAATCCGTGGAGACATGAGTATGAAAAGAAAGTAGGTAGTAAAAAATACATTGCGGGTAGTGGGTCTAATGTTAAACATGGGGTTTATACAGTAGAAAACGCTGAAGCAGCAGCAGGTACTAGACCTGGAGTAATGATCATAGAAGAGGTTGGTCTTTTATCAAACGTACTTACAGTGCATGCATCTAATGAAGCTTGTCAGATGACAGACGGTACTGTTAAATTTGGTACATCTATATACATTGGTACTGGAGGTAACGTAGAGAAGATACAAGAAGCAGAGATAATATTTAGAGATCCAAAAGCTTACAACTTTTTAGAATTTGAAGATGAATGGGAAGACACAGGTAAGATAGGATGGTTTGTTCCTGCGTATTACATGGATGGTAACTTCAAAGATGAAAATGGTAACACTATTATAGACAAAGCAATAGCAAATTACCAAGGACGTAGAGAAGAAAAAAGAAGAGCAAATTCAGCTGCAGCTATTGATGGTGAGCTAATGAACTATCCGCTTAAACCTTCTGAAATGTTTTTAAATGCTAAAGGAAACATCTTTCCAATAGCAGATCTTAAAGTAGTGCAAGCAAATATTAAGACTAAAAAACATGAATATCAAAACAGACACTGGTTTGGTGAACTTATACTAGACGGTAAAGGTAAGGTAAAGTGGAAAAACACAGATTCTATAAATCTTGTTAGAGAGTGGCCAATTAAAGACAACAAAAATAAACCTGGAGTTATTGAAATAGCTGAAATGCCTAAAACAAATTCTGATGGTGAAGTGTTTCCAAGCAGATATTTAGCAGGAACAGATACATATGATGATGACGTATCTTCTACTAAATCACTTGGTTCTATATTTGTACTAGATAGCTGGACAGATAGAATAGTTGCAGAATATACAGGACGTAGAAGTGCTGAAGAGTTTTATGAGATAACAAGAAGACTTTGTTTGTTTTATAAAGCTCTTAATAATTACGAGCAAAACAAAAAAGGATTGTATATACATTACAAACATAAAAACTCATTACATTTACTAGCAGAAACACCAGAAATACTTAAAGATCAAGCTAACGCAACTATATCAAAAGTAGGTAACCGTAAATATGGTACCACAGCAACAGTTCAAGTAAACGCGTATGCACTTAGACTTATACTTAAATGGTTAACTACACCTGCATACGGTGAAGATAGTGAAGATGTGCAAAATATGCACAAGCTCAGATTTCTAGGAGCACTAGATGAACTAATAGCCCACAATGAAAACGGAAACTTTGACCGTGTATCTGCACTAGGTATGCTAGCAATACTAAAAGAAGACAAGTTTTCTATACTAAAACGTAAAGATGAACAGAAAAAAAGAGAGCAAGGACTAGAGAACGATGAGTTCTTTTTATCAAGAATGTGATATACTATGTATTAGCTATACATATAAGATATTTATTTTTAAAATAATTTGTTATTACCACTATAAATTTTAATTTCAGTAAATTATGGCAACTCCTGAAAAAGTTATACATTTCCCCGCACAGAAAAAATCTTTAAGTAAAAAGAATAAAGAATGGAGAAAGCAGAACATCAACGCTGCTGAAGATTATGCATTTCATAGAGATGAAGGGCTTAGGAAGAGTACTAAAAATAAAAAGATAAACTATGATTTGTATAGTGATATCTTAGATCAGGAAGATGTTGAAAAAACATGTAATCCTTTTAAGCTTAAAAATCTTACAGCGCCTGCTTCAATGCAGAATTATCCTATTGCTAATCCTAAGATTGACTTACTTGTAGGGGAAGCACTAAAGCGTAAGCTAGATATAAGGGTAAGAGTAGGAAATGCAGATGCTATATCTCAAAAAGAGAAAGAATTAAAAGCGCAGTTTACTAACCTTATAATGGAAAGTATTGATGCTGAAAATATTTCTGAAGAAGAGATGCAAAAAAGAATGGCTGACTTTGAAAGGTTTAAAACATATGAGTTTCAAGACCATAGAGAAGAAATGGCTACTCATATACTAACTCATCTTCAACAAAAGCTAAAAATTGAACAAACATTTGCTAAAGGGTTTAAAGATGCCTTAATTGCAGGTGAAGAAATATACCAAGTAGACGTAATTGCAGGAGAACCTATCTTGCAAAGACTTAACTGTAAACATGTTAACATTATTAGATCAGGAGAATCTCCATATGTAGAAGATGCTGATGTAATTACTATCAGAAGTTGGTACTCTCCAGGTAGAATTATAGATGAATACCATGAAGAACTAACTCCCGCAGAAATTGACATGTTAGAAGAAGGTGCTTTTGCAGGAGATGCAGAATCACACATTGGTGACCGTAAACCTATAAACTTAGATCCAGATACATTTGATCCTGATTGGTGGGAAGACAATGATTTTGGTAACATCTTTGATGAAGATGGTAACATTAGAGTACTAAAAGTATACTGGAAGTCTAGAAGAAAGATGCTTAAGGTTACTAAAATCAATGAATTTGGTAACGAAGTAGTTTCTTTAGAAGATGAGAACTACAAGATAAATAAAGATTTAGGTGAAAAATCTAAAGTTCTTTGGATAAATGAGTGGTGGGAAGGACATAAAATTGGAGGATCATCTGTACAAGGTGATGATAGAGCAATCTATTTAAGAATGCAACCTAGAAAGATCCAATTTAGAAACATGGAAAACCCTTCTAAATGCCATCCTGGAATTATAGGT